GTGTGTTCGATGTGTGTGTTCGATGTGTGTGTTCGATGTGTGTGTTCGATGTGTGTGTTCGATGTGTGTGTTCGATGTGTGTGTTCGATGTGTGTGTTCGATGTGTGTGTTCGATGTGTGTGTCTTTGATGTGTGTCAAAAACATTGTTTGCATCAAATGTCTTCATATATGCCAAAACAGTTTTAGCACAATGATTTTACCATTATTTTTTTAACCACGTCTTCTGGTGTATCTTTGTCCGAAATGACAATTCTTAGTTTATGATACTTCTCATACTTAGTGTGTCGTTCTTTATATAGTTCTTCAAATGTATTAATTCCATTTGGATAAATAATTGGTCGCTCCCATGACTCTAAACTCTTTCTCTTTTCTATTACTGAAAATGGTACATCCAACCAAACAATTATGTAATCTTTATTACGTAATAATAACTCCATAGCATCTCTATAGTATATTGCCGATCCACCTAATGATACAACTTTGTTTTCAAAATTCTGTAGTAAAGATTTTTCTTCTGCTACTAAAAATTGTTCTCGACCATGCTTTTTTAAATATTCGTTTTCACTTATACCATATTCCCGCTCGAAAATATCTCTTGAATCTAAAACCGATTTTCCTAATCGTTGTCCCAATAACTTCCCAATCGTCGTCTTTCCAGCATAACACATTCCAATCAATATTACAGTTGTCATTTTGATAATATTGGTATTTAATTTTTTCATTTTTATTATAGCATCGCAATATGTCACCATGTCACCCCCCCCATTGACAATCTGTTTTTCCACATGCACAACTCATCGTATCGAGCAATCATTTTTACAACCTCATTGTTGTTCTCAATTATCACACTTTCCGACTTCAATGTTGATGTGTGTCTCGATGTGTACTTGACATTATTTGTAAAGTTTGTAGTTAAAGTTGAATCGTTCAATTGTCAATTTTGAGTTGTGTAAATGGGCTTTTAAAACGGATTCAGGATGATATTGTCTTGCTCGCTGACCTATTTCTTTAAAATGTGTCACGCATTGACTATACTGTTTCATACTTGCAAAATTTCCATATGCAATTTGATCATTGACTCCTCCCCAATCCGCGCAATTTGGAATGTAAATAGTATGATCTTTAATTTGAGAGGGCAATGTTAACATGTCATTGCTACATATATCAGCTCTAAATTTTATAATGATGTCAAAAGAATGATTGTGCTTTTTTTGATATGCTTCTATCAAGTCAAAACATTTTTGGTTGTGATAAAACATTGAAAACATGTTGTTTAAATTTCCATTGATGCGAACTTGTTTATCAATGTCTGCTGGTGGTGTTTCTTCAATGTTTATCTGGTCATCTCCTATATCAAAATCTGCTTTGAATTTTTGTATGAAATCATCTTGGTTAGCACTTTTGTTTAAAGATACAAAGTGCACTACGTCGTGTGTTTTCCCCACTTTTAGAATGTTTTTCATGTTTTCTTCATAACATTTCATGGCTTGTGTAATGCGCCCGGAATAATATATTGCAACTTTCAATTTGGGTGGATCCATGTAATAAAGAATAGTTGGTATAATAAACACACAACATATAAAAATCAGAGTGTTCATAGAAATTGACATGATTTAGATGATCGCGACAATATTGTATTTTTAATATGTTGTAATAAATTAAATGCATATTATCATTCCGTTAGGTGGAATAGGAGGGAGGTTTAAAACTTCGGGATATGATGATCCGAAACCTTTAATCAACGTGTTTGATAAACCAATCATATGTTACTTATTAGACTCTTTGCAAAATTCGATCAGCTTGTGTGATCAAGTTTACATTGTTTACAACAACATTCTCGATCAAAACGACTTTGCATCATTAATAAACAAAAGATATCCAAACATTAAATTGATTCGTTTAGAACAGCAAACGCGTGGTGCTGCAGAAACAGTAAATATTGCATTAAAACAGATTTTGCAAGAAAGTGATTGTTTATTATTAGACGGCGACACTTTTTATACAATCGATATCATTGAAAAGGCACGAAATGCAAACAATAATGCAATCTTTTACACCATCGAAACAACAATTGACCCCCTTTTTTCATACATAACATTGGATGAACAAAATCGTGTCATGGAGATAGCAGAAAAAACCAAAATAAGCGAATTTGCAAATGTTGGCGCCTATTACTTTGAATCAATGCATGAGTTGTTAAAGTACACCCAGAACATCATTGATAAAGACATTAGATTCAAAAATGAGTTTTATACTTCATGTGTTATCAAGCAAATGTTATCTTTTGGGCATGTTTTCAATGGCATTTTGTTGTCAAAAGATACCGTTTACAGCCTTGGAACACCTTGCCAAGTACAAGAATATATTGATAAAACATATTGCTTTCTTTTTGATTTAGATGGCACTCTTGTACTGTCAAATGATGTCTATTTCCATGTATGGAGCGATCTTCTCAGTGAATATAATATCATTTTGACAAATAGTGTATTCGAAAAATACATTGCAGGCAAAAGTGATGAGACTGTTATTTCAAGCTTACTGCCACATATCCACAAAACAACGGAAGCACAGGTTATTAGCAAGCGCAAGGATGATATCTTTTTGAAATACCTTGATAAAACGACCTTAATTCGTGGAGCTAGGGAATTTCTTAAAACTCTTAAACGATGCGCGCAGAAAATTTGTATTGTTACTAATTGCAATAGAGTTGCAGCCGAGGCTTTATTGAAATACTATGATCTTAGTGTGTATATTGATTTCGTTGTAGTAGGAAATGAATGTAAGCTACCCAAGCCTTCTCCCGAACCTTATTTGAAAGCCATGCAAATCTTGAATTGCCATACCTCAAACTGTTTAATATTTGAAGATTCAATCTCTGGAATAGCAAGTGCAAAGCACTCTACCCCACTAGCGATTTTCGGTATAGAATCATGTTTAAATAAGCAAACACTAATCGACCTTGGTGCAAGTTGTTGTTTGCAAGATTACAATGACATGACTTTAGATAGCATCAAGGAGATTCTTTTAGAGAAACGAAATGATGATTTGATAAATGTTTTGTACGAAAATATGAAAACTCGTTATGAACTAATCAAAAAAGAGGACATTTGTCTTTCTCAAAATGACTCTGGGTGTGGGTATATAGCAGATATTTTTTTCGTTTGTATACAACTCGCTGAACAAAAATTTGAATGTGTGATCAAACTTGAAAATCAAAGCGACAATGTACTAAAAGACATGGCTGATAAACTTGATTTATACAAAAGAGAGTATTACTTTTATAATAATGCGAGTGACTACGTAGATATCAAGCACCCAAAATGCTATCAGATTTTGAAGGACAAGTCCTTTCGATCTATAGGTGTCTTGTTACAAGATTTAACTCAAATCGACAATATATGCTTAAATCCAGACTTGAACACATTGTCAATTGACGTCTCGTTGTCAATCATTGACAGCCTTGCTCAATTACATGCTAAATTTTGGAATAAAAATATAGATGAACATTTTCCAAGCATAAACAACCAAAAATATTATAGTATCATGGGTGACCTTGTTAAGTCGCAATGGGAACCGTTTAAAAACAAATGGTGTGATGTCCTTTCATCAAAGCAACTTGAAATTGGAAGTCAAATTGCCGAAAGTTTTGACAAAATTATATACTATGCAAGCAACAGAAATCTGACTATTTGTCATGGTGATGTTAAATCTGGAAATATTTTCTACGATTTAACTAACAGCACACCATATTTTATAGATTGGCAATATATAAATCATGGTAAAGGAGTTTCGGATATAGTGTTTTTAATGATAGAAAGTTTTGAAATTGAAAAGCTTGACATGTGCAAAGATTTGTTTATACAATACTATTATCTTAAACTTCAAGAATATGGCGTCAATGACTACACAAAACAAGATTATTTGCGTGATTTTAAAATAAGCGCTTGTGTGTTTCCATTTTTCGTAGGAGTGTGGTTTGGAGTATTGCAAAAAGAGCAACTACCTGACCCCAACTTTCCATTTTTTTACATACAAAGGCTTTTCAACTTTTTAGAAGCAAATGACTGTACTAACTACTTGGCGTGACCAAGATTGTACAAATGAGATTCATACACGATTGTACAAATGAGATTCATACACGATTGTACAAATGAGATTCATACACGATTGTACAAATGAGATTCATACAAATACCCACGAGATTTGAGGCAATGGTTGATTTACAGCACAAGCTACTTCTTTTGAACCGGTCAACTCGACAAGTGCTTCCAAGCCCATGTCCAAGTGATTTTTTTCTTGGCAAGCATTGCAAGTATCAACTACAGTCAAGGTTATTGTTTTTTGACCATAAGTAGCCAATATTGATCTTCCGCAATGTGATCCTCCATTTGCAATGGCAACCCAGTACTTACTTTGAGATCCATACAAGTTTCCACATGAACTGTATGTCTGTCCATTATTGAAGTTTTGAACAGGAATGCATTGAGTAATGTCATCTCCTATCCTAAAATAATAAGTAGCATGTGTTTGAACACCATTTGAAATCTGTGGTAAACCAGGTTCTGTTGTAATTTGTGATTCAGTTGTAATTTGTGGTTTAATTGTGTATTTTGTTGTAATTTGTGGTTTAATTGTGTATTTAGTTGTGTCTTGTGGTTTAATTGTGTATTTTGTTGTGTATTTTGTTGTGTCATGTGGTTTGTAGGTGTATGTGTCTAATGTACAAAGACTTGCAACTGAAATGCAATGAAGGAGAACAAAAAATCCTTTCATATAACCAAATGAATATTAAAATAGCGATCAATAAACGCCCAGTTTTTTTTTTTTATTTGAATAAAGTAAGAAAGAATGTACTTTATTTATTTGACAAAAAGTATTCAGATATTTTTATTCTCTTTTATATTAGGATCTCTTGTAAACACAGTTTTTAAAAAGACGAAACTTAAATTACCTGATGATAAAATATCTTTGTTGTTACAATCTTTAGCCCAATTGTTTGTTATAATCAACTTATCTTATATGCTAACGTTCTACTTTACTCAAATCCATGAATCGTACAATCCGTCTGTATTGTTATCATCATTTTTGTTTAGTCTTCAAAGCAATATGATTCATAATCTCCAACATGTTATGGGATTCCATTAAAATCTGTTCATAAAAATAATTTCATAAAAAGAGTGTCACGTGACCTTGACAAAATGACAAAATGACAAAAAAGCTAGTTTAAACCAAGTTTAGTGTACAATTGGTTTAAACTAGCTTTTTTGTCATTTTAAAAGTATTGTGAAGCGTTTGTTTTCGTAATGTGACTTTTGATTAAACGCGCTTGAAAGTGTTTGTTACGCTCAAATCTGTATAAGCTAATCGTAAGAAATAAAGCTGAAACAAGCATGCTAGATCCTACTATAAGTAGGATTGTCAACGTGTTTGTGTGTGTGTTTGTGTTTGTTTGTGAGTTTTTAACAAGATTTGCCGCAGATTTAGAGTCCGTAAGGTCTGTCCGTAAAGGTTTTCTTAAAGTCGGTGTTGGAGAAGCTAAAGGTACATTCGAAATTGAAGCTGAAAATGAAGGTACATCTGAAAATAAAGTTACAATTGGATGTACAGTTTCAATAGAAGGCGCAGTTTCAATAGAAGGCACATCTGAAATTGTAATAGAAGGCACATCTGAAATTGTAATAGAAGGCACATCTGAAATTGCAATAGAAGGCGCAGTTTCAATAGAAGGCACATCTGAAATTGCAATAGAAGGCGCAGTTTCAATAGAAGGCACATCTGAGCTAGTTGGAATGTCAAAAAGGGAGAAATCTGATTGTCCACGTGTGAGGACAATAAAGGATCCAAAAAGAGTTGAATAGTAAAAGTAATTGAGTAATTGCATAGTTATTTGTAAGAGTAATTGTACACAGACAATTCAACTCGTATTTTTTTCAATTTTTTTAGACTTGGACTTCAACCATTTCAGGCGTTCCAATAGGAGGACCCGCATCTGGATCTTCATTTACTAAACCAGGGCCAGGATTTGTAGTTACAGGACCCGGGCCAGGATTTGCAGTTACAGGACCCGAGCCCTGATTTGTAGGATTAGGGTAGGATGAGTATACATGTTTTCCAACAAAGTAGGAAACAATACACCAAACAACGAATGATGCAAATCCAAAAGTCGTTGTAATGATTTCTCCAGTACAAGAAAGACTATCATTATTAATTTGAGTATCTTGGAAATAGTAGAACCGTGACCCAAATCTGTTTTTGATATAAATGCAATCTCTACTAACACTTGCAACTGATGCTGCAGCAGAGAGCCAAAAAAGGACTACTAGAGCAACAATTCCAAGTACAATGCTTGAGTAATTGAAAGACAATGTGTTTAAAGGCGTTTTCATATGGAGAACATACCCAAAAGCACATAAAAGAAAGGACAAAACAGAGACAAACCAGTAAAAGTTGTAAGCACTGCTTAATGTAAAAATGTCATTTTGAGCTGCCCAAACAGCCGAGCCTGCAATTGCTCCGACACTAAGAACTGTATTGAAAAGAAGAATAGAATCCATTTTATGTATTTGTTGACAAGTTGAATCTAGAAATGTTTTCACTTTTTTTTAATGCATTATTTTTTTGTTAGGTTATACTAAGTAGTATTTTACATGGAAGAAAAAAAAGTACTATCACTCAGGACATTTTTAGATTATGTCATGTATGATATCTGTGGATGTATTAAAGAGGAATGTGATGTCAAAATACAAGGTAAGAGTTTTGTACCAACATTTGTATCTCGGTATGCAAGTGCGAAATTGAACCAAACTAAATGCAATTATGTAAACATGACACCATCCACTATATTACAAGGAAGTTCAAAAAAAGAAATAGTGCAGTTGATTATAGCATTATTTCTAAAAATTGGATTGATAAGGGTTAACGAACTCGGAAAGGAAAACGGTCGGTATTTTTTACTCGGAACTAAAAAAATGCTCACTTGGGAGAATATTAAAGGACTGCTGAATATGGATATAGACAATAAGATTGGGGAGATATTAAAGACACAGTTTGTAAACAAGGATCTAGTTTTGCTTGCGAAAACGTGTCTTTGGTATTTTAGAAAGGCAATTGTAGATACTGTTGTGGGAGAGATACTTGAAAGATATCCAAAAGTAACAGGCGTAAGTGTTGGTTCTACAAACATTGATTCCGACTATGACATTACTTTATATGGGCCAAGTGACTCCACATCAAAAGTCATAGAAAAGTTTAATAAAAGAATACAATCAATATTTGGTGAAAGTTCTGCAAAAGTATTTGATACAAATGTATACGGTACGTCATTTATAGAACTAGACGATAATGGAACAAATGTGTGCAGTGGCAAGCGATTTCGCTACAAAGAATCATTAAGCTTAGACGTTGTACTTGAACAACACGTGTGGGCATATGTAAAATTATATGTGAAAATAAATGGGAAATCTAGAAACAAAAAACAATTTGATGCTTTAATTGCTGAAATACGCGATAATGTGTTTGCACAAAAAGCAAGAGCTTATATAGAGAAGCACGATTTGGACCAACGTCTATACTCAAAGTCGCTATTGTCTCGCCCAAGCTTTACTGGGGAAATAAGCGAGGATGAGATAGAACTCAATAAAACAAGTTTTGTGAATTATTATGGTTCTGAAACATATTTTACAAGGGGTGCTTTCTTGGATGTGGTTGTTAATCAACAAATGTGTGGAAAGGAGGATGATAAAAATGGAAGAGTATCATTGACTGAGCATGATTATGTAGATTCGTTTGTAGAAAACATGTCAGAGTTGATTGGGCATTACAACAAAAAAAAGTATACCAAACGTGCAATGTATGCTTTAGATAAATTGACAAATGTTACCAAGAAAAAACAAATCAAAAGCACGTTATCAAACATAATACATCTGCAAAGCGTCTGTGACAGAACCATTCTTGATTGTCAAGAGTTTCTCATCATGTTGGAATGTATAAGATGTATCAATATGGTTATGGAAAATTTTGAACCACGAACGTTATTTAAACAACTTTACTACCCCGGAAAGCATACTTTGGATAATTTAACAAGAATTGAAGAGTCCAATGATAGTCTTAAACGGGTGGAGAGCTTAAATTAAGCTTGAGCTGATAATACGGTATTGTACGAAACCGCATTAACTGTGTTACTTATAGATCTTGTTCCCCAATAATAGTTTCCATTCACCAATGAAACAGGAGCAAACAAACATGCGCCGTATACCACATTAGCTCCAATGCTAGCGGGTCCTTTAATAACATAACCAACGGTTGTTGTTGGAGGAACACCTGGATTCAGTGGGTTATATGACAGGTTTGTTGGAATATTAAATACACAATGACTTAGAACCAAAGATGTTGCACTCGAAATATTAAAGCCATTTGAATTCGTTTGAAAATTTGCAAACGTACAATATGAAAAATAAGCAACTACAGTATTAAAGAGTTCTAGAAGATTATTGCTTCCAAGATTTTCTATATAGCTGTAATTAAAGGATATATTACTTGACCCATTTATTGAGATTGTTGTTGCAGTTTTTCCATAAAAATTACAATTATGTATTGTCCCTGTTATTGCAGATCCGGAAGCTGAATACAAAGCATGGTCATTTCCAGAACCGGTGACATTGATAGTTGTTCTAAACAGGTCAACCTTTACAGATACGGTGTTTGTAAATGAAAGTCCTTTGACATTTGCACTTGAGGTATACAAAGAACAATTTATTAAAATTAAATATCCTGTATGATTACCTGTAAATTGCATGACATGGTTTGATGATGATACAATTGAAATGTTATCAAATGTATAAAAGTTTACAAAAACGCCACCCGTCGAGCTTCTAGGGTTTATTATTACCGATCCATTAATTCTAGTTGTTTTTGTATTCCCATATACAGAACCTTTAAGAGTAATATTAGGTTTCACAATTGTTAAATTTTCATTGTATTGTCCAGAAGCAATGTGAATGACAACACCATCACTATCACTTTCAGAATTTGCAGCAGTCAATGCTGTTGATATTGTAAGGTATGGTTTTTCAAAACTTCCATTCCCTGTACTATCGCTACCCGACTTACTAACATAGTACTCGTGTTGAAAACGAATTGTAGAAATGCGTTCCGCTAAATTGTCTACACTTTGTTGAATTGAAGATGGAACTGTATCCCAATTCCCTATAGAGTTGGGTGTGTAATCAATGTTAGTAGCATTAAGTGACATGGGTGTATTTGTGTATGGTCCAGCATCGTTAAGAGCACCAGTGATGCTAAGGGTGTTGGCTTTGAACCTTATAGTTGTTGTACCAGCAGTATTCGAGTTTGTATATAACACTTGCCCTGCTTGATTTCCATTTATCGTTGTATCGTTTATATAAAACTTTACACCCGTAACATCACCCGTAAATGACGAGTTAATTATCCACCCACTTGGTTTTAATGTTCCATTTATGGTAAATATTGCACTTTTTTTTATATCATCATTTACATCTACAGATACAATTGCTTTAAAACTTTGAGTTTTGTTATTGATAAAACTGAAATCGGAAATAATTGTAGCACTATTTATATTGTTGTTGAGCGTGTTTTCTCTTTCAAATATAATATCACCTAAACTCGGTGTCATATCAATACTATTGACTGTAAGGTGTTCACCTATATGTGCTGATTTTACAACACCTAAACCACCATTTGTTACTAAGGAAGCAGAAGTGGTCCCATAAGAATCTCCATTTGCTAGCACAAAGAATGAATCAACAGAATAATTTGTATTTACATCTGTCATTTTTATCTTTGCTTTGTTTAGAGCACTGCGGTTTTTAAATGGCACTCAAAAAAGGCCAAATAAAAACCACTCGCTACGAACTGAATTTGTTTTCACAAATTAGTTTAATTCCATAATTAAAGGGTTTTCTTGATATTCTTTGTTATTTAGTAGAAAATATCAATCCCTTCACAATCAATTCATAGCTACTTCTAAGAATCAACTATTTGATTTCTGCTGAATTCAGCTTTCCTCGTTTGTGTTTGTAAAAACTCTTTCATTATTGATAAAATATTCTTACACGCATTTCTATCTCTATTCAAAATTACACCATTCGGGTTCCTCGTTGGAGTTAGTAATGTATGAATAGATTTACATCTTTTACCACGTTTAACTTTAACATTTGTAAGTTCTTTTGACAAGTCTTTATTGTATAATTTGCTTGTTTTGTATTCATCAATTGAAACAACTTCAAAACGTTTCATCAATAGCTTTGATATACCTTTATTTGGTGTTGGCATACAACCTTTCATTTGATGACTTGTATTCACAGACCAATCGCCTAAGCCTAACAACAGGTTCTTACCAAACTTCTTTTCTATTTCGTTTAGCATTTTATCCTCAGCACTTTTAGTTCTACAAAATCGTCTTAAATTTAACTTTCTAAACAATGGCTTCTCATAAAACTCTTGTAGCTTTGTTTTGACACTTTGTCTCTCTTGTAGATAATCTATAAACTTGGTAGTAATCAACGTTCTTTTATTGAACTTTGATAAAACCGTTTCTATTTCAATAATACCACATTTATCTTTCTCGTTTAATAAAATTTGATTACTTCTCTTCAGGTATGTATCATTTCTTCTTCTACAATTACTATAAGAATAATAGTTATCTTCTTCATCTACCATTGTTAATATATCTTTCTTACCAGGGTCAATGCCTACAAGTGTTCTGTTTTTGAAATTATCACATTCCTCTTTTGTAAGTTTCTCCAATTGTTTTACTTCAAATTCTATATCTTCATCGTATTCTGGTAATCTTTGACCATATCTTTTCTTATAGAAATCCTTACGAATGAATAACAAGTTACAACTTATACCATCGGTTTGAATTTGATTATAAAATATATAGTCACGATGATTAAACAATTGTTTATTTTCTAACTTCAAAATGGTTCTCCAAGCTTGTTTTTGATATTTCTTAGCATTGTTATTCATTTTGCTGTAACCAATACCATAAATCTCCTTTTTAGTATCATTAATAACTTCTATCAATCCTGACGTGTTTAAGGTTATTGATTTAGGGATAAAATTACTTCTTTGTGGGAAGACTTGATAACACCTTTTACCAAACTCTTCAATTTTCTTATTCAAAATTAAGGAAACTTGTATGAATTGTTGAGGGGATGCTTTGACATTGTAAATCAAGTTGTTCTTTTTAATATTATCCTTTGGAAATAGACTTATGGTATCTTTTATAAACTGATGATGTTTTTCATTAGACTTTTCAATCTTCATAGTTATAATGTCATTCTTAATGTCTCTAATTTCTTTATTAATACCTTGATATTGAACTTTACGTTCTTCCTTTGTTAATTTACTCATTTTAACAGTATTAACTAATGGATATTTAATAAGAACATTAATGTATTTACATAGATATTTTAAGAAATGTGTCTTAATGTTAGTTTCAAAACATCTTAACATTTCATCATTCAAAATAGGTAAAACATATGATAGATGACTTGAATCAAGCTTTGTAGGATAGATTTTTGAGAATGTTTCATTATAAAACGTTGTGATTGTGTCACTTGAAACTTTACATTTTCTACCTTTGTTAGAACCTCGTCCAATTAGATTAAAAATTTTAGTAACTAAAGCTTTATTAATCTTAGGAAGTTCAAGTTTGTTTTGGAACAGATGTAAAACATACAATTTAATGAATTCATACCCAATAGTGGCAAATTGATTTACTCTTAAAATTGATTCTTCAAATTTGGGTTGAATGATGTTGTAGTGTTTAAGAACTTTTTTCAATGGGACTTTAATAGTTCTGTAATTAGAACTTATTAGGTCAGGTGGTTCTTTCATCTTATCATATGTATGATAAAATAAATTTTAATTTTAAACGCATTTATTTTTATTTTCTTTATTCTTATGATAATATTCTCTGGCATATTCTCTTCTTTTTTCATTGATTTTCTCTTTGTTTGCTTCATAGTATTTTTTATATGAAGGTGGATTTGTGTATTTGCTCAATTGTTGCTTTAATAGTTCGTTCTCCTTTTTTAGACTTTCTATTTCTGCATCCATTATTAATAATTAATATTTTATTTTTATAAAATAAACTTATTTTTAAGCTAAAATGAAACAACATACAGAGGATTACAAATTAGCTGCTGTTAAATATTATATCAGTAACGAAGATGCTACGTATCAAAGCACTTGTGATATTTTCAAATGTTCTTTAAGAAGTCTTAAACGATGGGTTCAAATTTATGACGAAACTGAAAATTTGAAACGTAAAGAACGAGAATGAGGTGCTTACAAAGTCACAACTGAACAAATAAGATTTATAAAACGTGAATTAAAGAAAACACCTGATATGATTATTAAAGACTTACATATAAAACTAAATGATAAATTTCCAAACAATACTCTTAATAGACAATACATTCACGAAATTATTAGAGACAATAATATAACAAGAAAAAGAGCAGTTCATTCACATTTTCCTGTTTTATTTAGAGGACAACCAAGAGATAAAGTAGCCGAAACTAAAAGATTTTTTGATGTAATAAATAGATACCAATTAAAAGACATAATAAGTATTGATGAAACAAGCATCAAACCAGGTATGCTATTAAGTTATTGTAGAGGTGATTTAGGTAAAAGATGTGTATTGAAAACTGACAATAATGAAATTTATAAGAAATATTCATTAATAGTTGCGATAAGTAATAAGAAGTGTATAAGTCATAAAGTATATGATGAAGGTGCTGTAAATGCCGATAGGTTTGAAGAATTTTTGGAGAGAATATGTGAAAGATACACAGATAAGTTATTTGTTTTAGATAATGCTCAAATCCACAAACGACCAAATGTGAGAAAAATAATTAGAGATTCAGGTAATGAAGTAGTATATACATTACCTTATTCACCGCGTTTAAACCCAATTGAACAGTTTTTTAATCAACTGAAACATTATATGAAAATAGAAAGAGCGTTAAGTCTAAGAGAATTGAAAGAAAGTGTGAAAAGAGCGTTAGAAAAAGTGAAGAGAGTTCATTATCAAAATTATTTTGCGTATGCGTATAATAAGAAGCAACTAACGAGATTGGAAAAGAAGCGTTCAACGAAACATAGGTCACCAAAGATTTACAAGTGAATTAGGAGTGCCATTTAAAAACCGCAGTGCTCTAAAATGGGACACTTCGACTTATGTTCAGTTGTCATCCTATGTTCCATTTACACAAAGCTTGGAATGTGTAATAAGTACAAAATTACAAAAAATGAGTGACAAGGACAGCGCATTGTGTTTTGCTCAACCACCTGAATTACAACTATATTTATGACGAGTTTGAACGAGCACGATGGGAGAGATGGGAGAAATTGCTAAAAAGAATTCGTAATGGGAAAATCAAAACATTCTATTCAAGTAAACTAAATTATTGATAGTGTTTGATTTTTGTACACGAATAACATTTTTACTAGAAAGCTTATCAAGAATTTGAATCATTTGCTTTTGGTTATGTTGTGGGTACATGTCTAAATAATGATTAAGCACTCCAGCAACAACAGGAGATGCCATGGAAGTTCCCGAATAAATAGCGGTATTGTCTCCTGGAATTGTTGAAGCAAGATTTACTCCTGGTGCGTAAATATTGGCACATTTACCCCAGTTGCTGAACCAAGCATTGTTATCTTCGTCATCACTTGCCATAACAGTGATGACCGAATTTGCGCTTGCAGGTGATGTAAAACACGCATCTTTATTTTCGTTACCAGCTGCAACTACAATGTAAAAGTGATTGTCTTTGTTAATACAAGTTTCAACTGCTTTATTAAGCGCCTTTGAAAACCCACCTCCAAGAGACATGTTGATAATACTTTTAATGGTTTTTGATTGACTCTTAGACTTTTCAAGATGCTTTAAAAAAACCCACTCAATACCTTTGATGACGCCTGAAAGACTTCCTGACCCATCACAATCTAACACCTTGACAGCAAACAGATTTGCATCTACACACACACCAAAATCTTTAGAACCAATGAGACCGGCAACATGTGTGCCATGATTGTTGCAATCAGTATCTAATTCATCAGCAAAATTTGCACTCCACACAGCTCTTTTTTCGAATTGTGGGTGTTCAATGTCAATGCCTGTATCAACAATATAAGAATCAATAATAACATCCTTATTTTCATGACACGAACCTGAAGTAGCATATGGAAATGTATTGTTTAATGGAAGTTTCTTTTTTGAAATTCTATCAAGATGCCATGGTACATTTTCAATGAAATTGCCGACGACAGAGTCAACGACAAAATTGACAGATTCAACGGAATCGAGATGAATAACTTGATCTTCTTCTATATCATACAACTGAGACAATACATTTCTGTTTTTGTGCAAATGATCTGAATGACTTGTATACAACACGAATTCTCCATTAAATGAAACTAAAGGTTCTAAATTATAAAATGAAGCCAAGCTTGGATTGGTGTTTTCTTTAGGGGTAAGAATGTAGTTAATGGCAAAAACAGACGATAAAAAGAAGAGATGTAATGACGCAATGAAGATCATTGTTTATTGTGTAAATTTGTTTTTAAATTGAAATTGTAGTTGATTTGTTATATGCACGACACTTGTTGCTTTTACGAGTTGAATTTCTATATAATTTTTGGAAAAATCGCAAACTAAATGCGAAAGACGTTTTTCTAATGAATTGTCCGGAAGTCGTTGTATTCCAAAAAGCGCCTTGTTTAAAATAACAGTGTTTTCAAATGAAGGCATGAACGCGATAATGCGGTCCAGTCCTTTTGAAGCGCGCGTGCGTGTGTCAATTTTGGCTGGGTGGTGTGGAAGGCGACTTGAAACCATTGTAATGATAGACGAATCATTTGTCATGGAGTGTATTTGAAACGTGTTATGTCCAATTGGTGTTATTTGCAAAAGACCATTCTCTGTGTTTCGTTTACCAATAATTGCTATTTCAGGCATCATGCTTTGATCGATTGTATTTTGTATTAAGTATGCGCTTTTCAGCTCCAACATTGAAATATTAGGGAAGATTGTATGGCTAGCATAACCAGCAGTATTAATAAGAAAATCATAGATACAGTCATTTATCATCCATTTTTGTTTTGATGAAATATAGTGAATGTTTTGTGGCTTGATTTCGCTATTCAAATGCACATTGACAAAAGACGACTCTAGTAATTGTAAACACTTTGATTCTACTTTATCTTGATTTATACCGGGTTCATTGACACTTGCAAAGGGATATTTTATACTTGAAATATCAGTTAGTAAATTCAAAAAGTTTTCAACGTAGGGATCATGGTATTTTCTTGCGGGATCTGTAGATTCTGGAAGATGACCATTTTCCTTAAAAAACAAAGCATCTTTGTAATTATATAGTGCATGAAACACATTTGGATTACCAAGTATAGAGTCACAACATTGCTTTTCAGCTAACAACTGAGAAATAGCATGACATTTGTGGATTAATTCTTGCGGATCATACAAAGAGTTTTTATTGTATGAAATAATAGTTGGGCGAATAATAAGAGCCTCGCGAAACATTTTAGCAAAATCCAAACTATGATTCAACAATTTATGAGAATCAACCAAAGATATCTCTGGATACAAAAAACCACCCGCGTGCAAATGACAATAAGGTGGACCACCTAGGAGATGGCTTCGTTTTTCAAACAAGTCAATTTCTACATTTGGTCTCTCCTCTGATAATTTTATACATGACATGACACCGGAAATGCCACCTCCTACAATTGCAACCTTTATTTTTTTTGTTGTGTTCATGTTGTCACAAGTTGCTTTCTAAATTGTGACAAAGAAATTTTCAAAGAATTTTCAATTTTACTTTTTGATTTACAGTCTTGTTTCGTAGAACTTCACACTGTTTGCAAATGCAGTTGTACATTTGCAATTAGATGGGCACGTATAGGTACCAGTGCGACGAGCAATTTCATTGCATAATGAACAATCTAAAACGAGAGATTTAATAGCAGATGCATACCCCGATGGACATTCGTCTCCTGTGATGGCAAACCCATTATGGGAGCTAAATGAAGCACCCAGGTTGACCATTTTCTTAAAAGCACGTATGTATGTTTGATCCCAAGAGCTAGTATTATCTTTAAAAGTATTCATTGCAGTTCGGATAGCATTGTTGTGAGGGTTAGATTGCAATTTCCCTGAACAAGCATTTCCCATCCATGCATCATGAAGTGTATAAATCCAAGGTTTAATGCCAATAGAAAGCCCTGACCAAGTTACATCTTCTATTTCATTGTCGATTTCAATTACATTATCATTAGGCTGAGGCAAAACACCAGCATGTAATGTGATGATTTCATTTATTAATTCATCTGTTGCCTTTTTTCTAAATTCAGGACTTGTGAACTTGCAAATTTCTTGATTTTTTAAAAAATCAAAATTGCGAAGAGGAATGGTACTTCTAATAGGAGGTGTGTTTATTCTCACATTTGGTGAACAAACGTCTCGATAGTATTTATTTGACCAACGAAACATGCGGAGATCTTGGCACGCATCTACATTTGGGTCACATTCACTTCCATTCATTCTTTCACATCCTCTTTCATCAATCAATGAATGTGATCCCATAAGAGCCGTCATTTCATCAATTGTAAGATTGTATTTTTGAGCAAAGTTTGAAAATCCTAGCGTGTCTATATTTGCAGGAGCAAGTTGATTAACGGGGTTTGGAATGACTTTGTCGAAACGGCCAACTAGAAAGGGCTGACTTGCATCATGATTGATTATTCGGGGTCCACCTAAAAATTCTGTAGCAACAGCTCCACAAACAGCTATTACATCTGCTACAGACGTATTGTATCTCTTTGCTAATGCTAATGCATTTTTTGACAAAATAAATGAAAAGTCATCATATTTATTCTCTGATCTACGAATCTCATCCTGAGTGAGAAGCAATGATCCATCTGCACCACCATACCCCTCGGATATAGTGAGTGAATCATGTGCAGCTGCACGTACATAAAAATTACATAATCTTTTCTCAAATCTACAAGATGCTCTGCAGCCAGCAATAACACTACTCCAATCGACAATGCTGGGATCATATACATTGGTTTTTGGCTTCCACGAAGGGAGTTTGACTTGAACAGTTATTGCTTCAGGTGGTTTAATAACAAAATCACCTTGCAAGCCTGCAATGAAAGTACAAGCCAAGAATGCAAAAACAATTACCATTTCGATTTCTTAAAACAAAATAGTAAAATAATGATGGATTTTTAACGTGCCGGAAGATAACCATAAAAATTACCATCGGGGAACCTGCATACGCCATTCACACATTTTTCGCCATCAGTATAAACGTGATTTGTGTCACAAACAGCGCCATTTGGCTTTCCAAGACATCCAATGTTTTGGAGGGGAAATTCTTCACCGACGCCAAGCCAAATACGATTACAAGCTCCGTTTAAGCAGATACTTTCCCATTCAAAGGCATTAGTTGGAGTGCAATCGGTGCCATCGGGGGCAGTAATAAGTGAGCAAGTTCCTGTTTGTGGACAACTATAAGTTTGACAACGGTTAGATGCTTTAGTTGCAGGGAGAGAGATTTGAGTATTACAGGTGCCAGCAAAACAGACACCGGGGACATTAGCTTTAGTACAAGTGACAAAATCGCGAGGGATTGTGCACGTGCCTTTTTTTTCATCACAACGAGTACATGCAGGGCATCTTAAGGGACAGGTTTGTGATAAAACACTCCAAACAAAAAAAGAAGCAAATAAATATAATTTCATATTGGTATGAATCTTTTTTTTAAATTTTTTATAGTTTTTTGACGCAGCTCCCAGCTTTAGACTAACTTAATGGACACCATTTGACTTGCCATGGATTAAATGCACCTTTCATAAAAACAATATCAGACGGCAATGGATAAAAGATACGATACAAATTTTTGTACAAGGTTTGATTTACATAACTTGGAGTCAAGGTACGTACTTGGCCAGATGGCTTTGCAGCAGTTTCACCAAGCATTGGGTCTGCATACTTATAATTATTGTAAACTAGGCCATACAATCGATTGATAATAAATGGAGCAGCTGTATCTGCAGTTTTCCCAGCCGAGCTATCAATGACTTTCATGGCTCTCATCATGTCATTGTCTTCGTGAATTAAATTATGACAATGAAACATATAATCACCTTTGTGTGGCCCAAATCTAGCAATGACATAAACCACTTCACTAGGGCCTAAATAAAACACATCTTTTGGAGACAATTGTTCATAACTTTTTACAATCATTGGTTCAATGACACCAAGAGTTTCTTTAAGACGTCGAATGACGAAAAAGTCCACAAGATGAACATGAACTGGATGAAACCACCCACCGCCCGTTTTGAATTTCCATATTTCCCAAGTGTTTTGACCAACATCACTTGCGGCTATAGTTGCTGTGTCCCAAGTTTCTCCATTGATAGTCCACATGCCATTGCTCCTTCCGAAAACAAATTCTCTATGATAATTGTCATTCAAAGTCATCGTGGTGGCTTGTGATATAACTGATTGATTAAGAGTTTCAAAAGGTGAATGTGGATTTATGGAATACGATAAAGCTGGACAATTCGTACAAGTGGTCGCTGAAGTGAATACAACTCTTGCTATCAAGTGTGAATAACAGAAATAAGGCACATCTTTCATTGCATCTTTGTCAAAGTCGTTCCAAAAATAAATTGTCCTGCTTGAATATGCAGCAAAATTGCAAGCTATTTCATAACGTTCAGCTACTCCAATTAAAAGCCCTTCGGCAGGAAATGGAATGTGATTTTGTCTAAACCCACCATCTGTAGCAATAATTCTGCAAAGTCTTTGAGAGATGTCGTTTAAACGATGGTCTTTAATTTTTAAGAGATAAGGACGTGAAACAGCTGCGTTCAATATACGAAACCGATTCCATCTTGGTTCAATGTTCATTTCCGGAAATGGAATGCCATTTACAAGATTGATATCGCCATATAAATCATTTTTATGAACATCAAAATGGTCACTATAGAGCTGACATTTTTCATCAATAACCTTGTCTGATAACATCATCAAATGATCTGGTATATCATTAAGGTTCCATGGTTCTCCACATCCACCATCTTTTGTTTTTGAAGATTTAATATAAAATCCAGCTAGCCCATAATAAGCATTATCGGCGGTAATGTGGAGCGCATGGTCATGATACCATGCTGTGTTTGGACGATTATTTGGAATAACATAATCCTTTACTTCTCCAAAACAAGTATTATCTTCTGCCCATCCATCATATGGTGCTAAACTTGCCGATCCGTGATGATGTACGCTTATTGGCCGCCCAATTCTATTACTTCTAGGACTAGGTAAACACGGGTTGAAAGAACCTTTAAAGTACCCGGTATTGTGGTTGATTATGTTTTTGAATCTAATCAATGACTCATGCCCTACAGCAGCTCTTACGGTGGGACCTGGGACTTGCCCATTATATGTCATGAACCAAGTTCCATCTTGTGCTTGACAACCAACAGCAACTTTGTCAAATACTCGCTTTTTTGTTTGAGCAATGACAAAGTCGTATGACCTCATGCAATGTCCATCAGGTCTACACACTGTACTCTTAAATTGTTCTTCTACTGGATTAAGGAATTTGTCAGTAAAAGGAGTCAAGATAAAGGGTGAAGAAGGATATCCATCGACAAAAACTTTTTTGTTTGTTAATGGGCAAATTTCTGATACATTCCCAAATGGGGACAATGGTATTTGCGCTTTAACAACCACAAGTATTTGAACAAGTAATTTTAAAAACATTGTTTACAAGGTTATCGTTTACAAGGTTAATTTTATTTAGTTTTAAACTAAATTGGGTTTGTAAATTATAGTTTAAAATTAATATGTGTTTTTAGAAAAAAGGGTTTCATGAAAACAAGTGTTCTTTTTTTACCCATGTATTGGCTACATACACTACTTTTACACAAACCATTTTTAAAAACAGGTACGCTTTCGCCCTGGAATATAGTAAGGGTAATTTTTGGTAAAAGCAATGTTAATCATCAAGTTGTAAACAATGACACTTTAAAAGTTTTGTATCCAAAAGGAAGTTTTTCACCAAGTAAAAATCCACAAGGTGGCATTGGGTTTTTTGCGAGCCCGTTAAGTGTGTTCATGTCCGAAGAAGTTGTTTTTCAATATGAATTGTTTTTCAATGAAACTTTTAATCCAGTATTTGGAGGTAAGCTACCTGGGCTTTTTCTTGGATCAGGTACTCGTAAACAAAATATGCTAGGTGCAAGTGGAGGAAATCATTCTAACAAGACGGCAAGTGTCAGAATGGCGTGGAGAAGTGAAATTGAAAATGGGATAATTGGCGAGGCATATGTTTATTTGCCTAAACAACAACAAATCCCAGATTATTATACGATTCCCAAGTTGGTTCAAAATGAAAAATACGGCGATTCATTGTGGCGCGGACTATTTGTTTTTAAAAAAGGTTCTTGGAATATTATTCGAATAAGACTTAAAGTGAACTCAATTGGCAAAGCAGATGGCGAGCTTGAAATAAATGTAAATGGACAAAATGTTATTTTTAATCGTTTTATATGGAGAAATGATGAAGATGTATTAATCAATGCTATTTTATTTGAAACATTTTTTGGTGGCAGTACAGAAAAATATGCAACACCTGTTGATACTTGGGTTTATTTTAGAAATGTAAGCATACAATCTTTGCGTTAAACAACGTTAGTTTACCAAACAATGTTTTACCAAACAATGTTTTACCAAACAATGTTTTACCAAACAATGTTTTACCAAACAATGTTTTACCAAACAATGTTTTACCAAACA